GCCGCCTGCCGTTCGACGCTGGTGTCCTTTATCAAACGTAAACAGTGGCCGCAGGCATGCGGGCAGCTTACCCGCTGGGTGTACGTCAACGGCGTCAAAAATGCCGGTCTGGAAAACCGTCGCGTCCGCGAGAAGGCATGGTGCATGAAGGGGCTGCCATGAGAACGCTCATGCTGGCGCTGGCCGGGCTGCTGGCCATCACGCTGTGGCTTCGTCATGACAACCTGAACCTGTCGCGTTCCTTAGCCACGGCCAACCGGGTCGCCAGCGAGCAAAAAACGGCCCTCGCCACGCTTAACCAGCAGCTGTCCCTGTCGCAGCGGATTGCCAGAGCAAATGAAAATGCCCAGGCCAGGCTCCGTGAGGAGCTTGCTACTGCGGGCGAGGAGAGGGCAAGACGGGAAGCGACTATCGGGAGATTACTCAATGAAAATGAAGCGTTACGCCGCTGGTATACCGCTCAGCTGCCTGATGCTGTCCGCAGGCTGCACACCCGCACCGCCTGCGCTTCCGCAGCCCATTGTTTACAACGCCTGCCCGAAGGTGAGCAGTTGCCCGATGCCGGGAAGCGAACCCGCCACTAACGGCGATCTCAGCGCGGATATTCGCAGGCTGGAATACGCCCTTATCGCCTGCGCGCTGCAGGTTGAAACCATTAAAGACTGTCAGGATAAACTCGATGCACAAACTCAAGAGCCTGCGTCAGGCATTAATTGACGCGATCCCCCAACTCAATGCCAACTCGGAGCGCCTGCAGATGTCGGTCGGAGGCGGCAATATTGACGCCCGACTGGCCTCCTCGATCTCCTTTGAAAAGCGGTATGCGCTGAACGCGAAGGTCAGCGGCTTCACCGGCGACAGCGAGGGATTTTTCGTCCCGGTGCTGGCCTGGCTTCGGGAAAACCAGCCGGATATTTTTACCCTCGATGAAGGACGCAAAAACGGCTACACCTTCTCCATCGTCTTAAACGATGACGATACGATGGATATCACCATCAGCGTGCAATTAACCGAGCGTATTCTTGTTTCCCAGGAGCAGGGCGCTCTGCACGCGACGTATTCCCCCGAGCCGCCGCTGCCGGAGCCCGTCACGCGGCCGAAGGCGCTGTACGTCAACGGCGAGCTGGTCAGCCAGTGGGAGGACTAATTTCCCCGCGCTGAAGGCCGCCTGGCGCCTGCTGTCTGGACCGCTTGTTGTATCATCCTGCAGAAAACCCCGTCTCGTTGCTGCCGTTCCTCCTGAACGGCATTCTCTTCTCATGAATACATTAACTTCCATGAACGGCATCGCTCGCGCGATCCGCAATCTTATTCGTATCGGTGTTGTGACCGATGTTGACCTCAGCAGAGGGCTTTGTCGTGTGCAGACCGGCGGGATGAAAACCACCTGGCTGAACTGGCTAACCTGTCGTGCGGGACGTTCGCGCGTCTGGTGGGCCCCTTCCGAGGGGGAACAGGTGCTGCTGCTGGCCATCGGCGGCGAGCTTGATACCGCCTTTGTGCTGACCGGCATTTTCTCTGACGACCATCCGGCGCCGTCCGGGTCACCTGACGCGTTCCACGTCTCGTTCCCTGACGGCGCGGTGATCGAGTACGAACCCGGGCGCGGGGCGCTGACGGTTGCTGGCATTAAAACGGCCGATATTACCGCCTCTGAATCGCTGACCGCCACCGTGCCGGAGGTTAGGGTGACGTCAACGTCCCGCATCACGCTGGATACGCCTGAAGTGGTGTGTACCAATAAGTTAATTACTGCCTCTCTTGAAGTGCAGAAGGGCGGTGTGATGGCCGGAAATATTGAGCATTCCGGCGGTAAATTCACCTCCAACGGGGTGCAGGTGGATAACCATGCGCACGGCAGTGTGCAAAGCGGCGGAAGCTGGACTAAGGGGACACAATGACGGTGCGTTACAGGGGGATGAACAGGCAGACCGGGCTGAGCATTTCAGAGGCGGAACACATCCGTCAAAGCGTGCGCGACATTCTGGTTACGCCGATTGGCTCACGGGTCATGCGGCGGGATTACGGCTCGCTGCTGGCGGCGATGATCGACAGGCCGCAGAGTCCGGCGCTGCGCCTGCAGATCATGGCCGCCTGTTATTCCGCCATCCAGAAATGGGAGCCGCGGATAAGCCTGACGGCCATCACTTTCGAGCGTTCGGAGAACGACGGGACGTTGTATGTCGATATCACCGGCACGCGCCCGACCTCCGGGCAATCCTTTTCTATCACCATTTCACTGAGTTAAACGCTATGGCTATTGTTGATCTGAGCCAGCTCGCCGCGCCTGATGTCGTGGAGGAGGTGGATTATGAAACGCTGTTGGCAGAACGAAAGGCCACCTTTGTCTCCCTCTATCCGGAAGAGGAGCGAGAAGCGATTGCACGGACGCTGACGCTAGAATCCGAGCCGATTGTGAAGCTGCTTCAGGAGAATGCCTACCGGGAAGTCATCTGGCGCCAGCGGGTTAATGAGGCTGCGCGTGCAGTTATGTTGGCCTATGCCGCAGGCAGCGATCTGGACCAGATTGGGGCAAACGCTAACCTTGCGCGTCTGGTCATTACTCCTGCCGATGACGCCACGTTCCCGCCCACTCCGGCCGTGATGGAGTCCGATACCGATTTTCGTTTGCGCATCCAGCAGGCGCCGGAAGGGCTTAGCGTGGCCGGTTCGACGGGCGCGTATCAGTTCCATGGCCGCAGTGCAGATGGCCGGGTGGCGGACATCTCCGTAATCAGCCCACAGCCGGCGAACGTCACGATCTCAGTCCTTTCTCGGGAGAATAACGGCGTGGCCTCTGAGGAACTGCTCGCCGTTGTTCGCAATGCGCTGAACGATGAGGACGTCAGGCCCGTCGCCGACCGCGTGACCGTCCAGTCGGCCAACATTGTCGACTACAGCATTGCCGCCTCGCTATTTCTCTTCCCCGGCCCTGAAAGTGAACCTGTGCTTAGCGCGGCAAGGGCCCGTCTACAGGCCTATATCACGGCGCAGCATCGGCTTGGACGCGATATCCGCAAGTCGGCCATTTACGCTGCCCTTCACGTTGAAGGGGTGCAGAGGGTGGAGCTGACCGCACCCGCGGCGGACATCGTGCTTGATGAAACTCAGGCCTCATGGTGCAGCCACTACAGCGTAACCGTGGGGGGGAACGATGAGTAATACGCGTCTTCTACCGGTTGGCTCATCGGCGCTTGAGGTCGCTGCGGCGCGCGCCTGTGCGGACATCGAAAATACGCCCGTTCCGCTGCGCCATCTCTGGGATGCGGACACCTGTCCGGCGAATCTGCTGCCCTGGCTGGCGTGGGCGTTTTCGGTTGACCGCTGGGATGAGAACTGGCCCGAGGCCACCAAGCGGGATGTCATCCGCGCGGCGTGGTTTATTCATGCCCACAAGGGAACGATTGGCGCCGTACGTCGCGTGGTGGAGCCGCTCGGCTATCTGATTAACGTCACCGAGTGGTGGCAGACCAACGATCCGCCCGGCACCTTTCGCCTTGATATCGGCGTTTTAGACACGGGCATCACCGAGGAAATGTATTACGAAATGGAGAGGCTTATCGCCGATGCGAAGCCTGCCAGCCGCCACCTTATTGGCCTGAATATCATCCAGGACATTCCGGGTTATCTCTATACCGGTGCCCTGAGCTATGACGGCGACATCATCACGGTTTATCCCGGATAAGTGAGAGCAGAATGACAGTGAAATATAAAACGGTTATCACCAAAGCCGGTGCCGAAAAACTGGCTGCCGCGACCGTCCCTAACGGCAAGAAAGTCAATTTTACGGCGATGGCGGTGGGTGACGGTGGGGGCACGTTGCCGGTTCCTGATGCCGGGCAGACGAAGCTGGTTAATGAAGTCTGGCGCCACGCGTTGAATAAAATCAGCCAGGACAATAAAAAGCGTAACTATGTGATCGCAGAACTTCTCATTCCTCCTGAAGCGGGTGGTTTCTGGATGCGAGAAATGGGGCTTTACGATGATGCCGGCACGCTGATTGCCGTCGGTAACATGGCGGAAAGTTACAAACCATTGCTGGAGGAGGGATCGGGCCGTGCACAGACCGTGAGAATGGTGATCATGGTCAGTGATATCGCCTCGGTTGAGCTTACGATAGATACGTCTACGGTAATGGCGACCCAGGAGTACGTTGATGAGAAGCTCGAAGAACATGAGCAGTCTCGCCGCCATCCTGATGCCACGCTAACGGCTAAAGGGTTTACTCAGCTTAGTAGTGCGACTGACAGCTCCTCTGAAGCGCTGGCAGCAACGCCGAAAGCGGTTAAAGCTGCCTACGACCTTGCCAGTGGTAAGTATACGGCTCAGGATGCGACCACAGGGCAAAAGGGGATTGTCCAACTCAGTAGCGTAACTGATAGTCAATCCGAGTCTCTTGCGGCGACACCCAGGGCTGTCAAAACGGTCGGCGATGACCTCATTAAACTCAGGAATAGCCTGGGTACCGCCGCGACGAAAAACGCGCAAGAGGCACCTGACGATATTACTCCTGGTCGGTTGCTGGTTAACGGCAATGCAGTGGCTATCAGATCTGTATCTGCAAGAGCCGGTACAGGACTTTCAAATGCCGATGCCCTGCCGTTCAACTCGGTGAGTTTTTGTTATTCGAATGCAACCAATTCGCCGGGTTATGAGGCGACGATTCTCGATGTTGGCGGGCTTGGCGGTTACCGGGTCCAATACGCTGCATCTTATAGCGATGGTGGGAAACAGCTTAAATTCCGGGCTCTTAATGGCGATAACAGTGTATGGGGCGGCTGGACAAAGGTCATAACGAATCATGGCGGAAGTGTTGCGTATTTGTCTGATGCTACTTACTACCAGACGAACTCCACTGGTTGGTACGGAGCGGGTGCTTTTGCCGATCAGTATCAAAACAACGCAGCACCTTTTTTGGTGCCAAAAGGATATCAGTCGCCTAAGGAAGGTGCGAACAAGTCCCTGATATGAGATCATGTTTGTCATCTGGAGCCATGGAACAGGGTTCATCATGAG